ACCGGTCCAGTCCCAGATATCCCAGCCAACAAGAAGGTCCTAGCGACAAGAACTCCCACAGCCGAAGACCTAGCAAAGGCCAAAAAGCGGGATCGTAAAGCAGACGCAGAAAGGGCAGCAGACCCGAGAACAGCGGGTCGAAACAAACGACAACGGAAGCGTATCCTTAATCAACCTCGTGGTGTGGAGAAGGTCGTGGACTCCACATCCTTTAGAGACCTTGTAGTGAATAGGATTAAAGAAGCCTTAAGAGTTAACGCCAAGCCAACAGCTTTAGATAAGGTTATGGGAGGTGCCCCCAAGGTTCCTACACTTAAAAAAACACCCGTAGATAAAAATGCTGCGATTAGGAATTTAAACAAGGAAATGGGTGCGAAAGCTCAGAAAGAGATAAATAAGAGGAGAGCCGACGCTGAAGCTCGTAACCAAGGAAAACAATCTAGGGAAGAATACTATCTCCGTCAGGACAATCCTCCATTGCGTAAGAAGAGAGACGCTATAGATAACTTGCCTGCGGACCCACCGAAAACTGCTGCTCAAAAGGCTGCTGATAAGCGTAAGTTAGGACGAGCAGTGGATAAACATTTTCCTAATAGAAGTGGACGGCAGCAAAGTCAAAAGAACTATGTTCCTACGAAGTCTTAAAATAATATGAGTAAATTTGTTACAACTGCCTAAATAGGTATATAAAGGTTAACCATGTCACAGAATAAAGAAGTTTTAGATTCGGTGGCTCAGTATCTACCGGAGGGTCTTGATGAAGATACCCTTCAGAAGGTATCTGAGCTAGTTGCTGTTATTATAGAGCAAAGAGTCGAAGAGAGAGTAGAGGATCTAACCACGAAGGTCCAATCATTTATCCGTGGTAATATTGAAAAACTTAAAGAACAGGCAATCAAAGAACTTGAGCTTCAGAACGAAACGTTCCGCAATGCTCAGATGTTTGAAACTGTGCGTTCCATGTTCTCCTTAGAGAATACCAACCAGGATGAATTGAATGGTATGGAAGCTCTTGCTAGCTTGGGTGAGCAACAAGAAGAAAAGAATTTTGCTCTTCTTCGTCAGGTTGACAAGCTCCTAAAGGAGAACGTTGGTCTGAAGCGCAAATCTAAGATTTCAAATGATAAAAATATAAAGCTAGAGGAAGCTCTTACAGAGGTCAAGACTCAGGTCATCGATCTTAAAGAATCCAATAGCGCAGAAAGGAAACTTTCTGATACGGCACTTGTCATCAGTGAAAACTTCGACGCGAAGGGTTCTGGTGAAGATTTAAATGAAAACGTCGCTGCCCACGGTAATGAGTGGATAAATCAAGGCGTGTTAGACAAGCTCAATAACAAGTAATAATTGAGAGGAAAAAGTATTATGACTGCAATAGACAGAGATCAATTACTAAAGCGTTGGGAACCACTCCTTGAAGGTATCACGGATGACCACATCGCGTATCAAACTGCTAGACTAATGGAAAACCAAGCTAAGGCTTTCCAAAATTCTTCGCTGAACGAAGAGGCCCTTACTGCGGGTGCTACGACCACGGGTAAGATTGGAACTTTCCAAAAGTTTGCATTCCCGATGATTCGTCGTATGTATCCTGAGTTGGTCTTCAACAAGATTGGTGCGACTCAAACCATGGATGGTCCGGTTTCACAAATCTTCTACATGGGTAACTCGCGTGCAATTGATGGCGTTGAGCAAACGATGTATTCCAAGTTCCAAGTCACGCCTCGTAACCTTGTTGCAGGTAAAATTGGTTCTGCAAGTGCTCCTGGTATTGCGTTTAGCCAGGGCGGTGCGAGTGCTCTAGCTTATGCGGGTAACTCCCCAGGCTCCCATGGATTCCAGCCCAGTGGTGCTCCTACTGGTCACTACGACCTGTCCAACGTTTTAAATGCAACGAATGGATCCCCATCGACAACGTTCGGTGGTCAGCTTGCTTCTTACCCTAATGCTTCTTCGATCCTTGGTTACTCTGTTTCGGCGGGCGAAAGACTTCGGGGTACTACAATTCCTGAAGTCAACATGCACATCCAAAAGCAGACTGTGCAAGCTCGTGAGCGTAAGATGAGAGCCCTTTGGACTCTTGAAGCTGCTCAAGATCTCAAGGCATACCATAACCTTGACATGGAAGCTGAACTGACGGACCTCCTTTCCAAGGAAATGAACCTTGAGATTGACCGTGAACTCATTGAAGATATTCGTATGATCGCTTACGGTCCTGGTGCTCTTACTGCCCTAGGTGGTTGGGAACTTCAAAGCCTTTACCAAGGTGGCGCGGATAACTTCCCAAGCATAGGTGGTAACGTGCAGGCCGAGGGTGACGATGGTGGCACGAATGGTGGCACTTTTGTTGCGGGTTCGTATGAGTATGACTTTGGCTCGGCGCTGAATGCTGAAGAAGGCGAGGTTGGCGGTGGTGGAGCGACCACGGGTATCAATCAGAGATACTCCAACATCTATGTCATGGACTTGAACAGGTTTATGGACCCTGCGGCTACAAACTTTGCTCCGCAAACGCTGGGTCACATTTACTCGAATGTCCTGGCTCTGATTAACTTCGCAAGCACGGATATCTACCGCACGACCCTCCGAGGTCCGGGTAATGTCCTTATTACGTCTCCTATCATCGCTTCGATGCTTGAGTCGGCTGCGAAGCTTGAAGGTGGTCTTCCTGAGAAGGATGGTCCGACCAACATGCAGGGTGGTCAAGTTCAATACGTCGGCAAGTTCGCTGGCAAGTATGACCTGATTGTCGATCCTATGTTCCCCGAAGATGAGATCATCGTCGGCTACAAGGGTAGCAATGCAATGGATGCGGGCTTCTTCTACTGCCCATACATCCCACTGCAACCGTTAGATACGGTTACGGATCCCGAGACCTTCCAACCGAGAAAGGGAATCCTGACTCGTTATGGTAAGGCTGCGGTCCAACCTGCATCGAGATTCTATCGTGTGATTCGATTGATTGGCACTGGTGCTGATTACCTCACGCCTGAGATCTTGCGTCAGGACCGTGTTGATGGTGAGACGTTCGCTGGTGCGGGTCAATACACTTTAGTGTAAGCTAAGGATTAGTAACCTGTAGAGGAAGAAGGGTTCAGATTATATCTGAACCCTTTTTCTATTGCAAGGGTAAATATAACTGATATGGGTGATAAAATAGGCAAGCCAATTGTTAGATCGTATGGATCTTCTTACGGTAATTATGGAGGTTCGCGTCTTAGTGATTATAAGTCACCAAAGGATACTGATCTAAATAACAAGGACGCTAAGGGAGTAAATGAGTTTAAAACCTTTAATAGGACTATTAAGGACTGGGTTTTAGCCAAGCTAGGTTTCCCAGTTATAGATGTTGAGCTTGATGACTTTCAAATCCAGATTTGTATTGATGAAGCTATTTCAAAATTAGAGTATCACGCTCCTGATTGGATGACGCAGTATGCTGTATTTGATACAAGTGCGGGGGTTAATGTGTATGAGTTACCCCCTGAGGTCGCAGATAATTTAAATGATGTTTGGTATAGACGAGACTTCTTCAAATTCGGAGCATCCCCTGGTTCTCTTGAGTATGATTTTGCTATCATGTTTTTTACGAATACTGGCTTATTTAATAATTATAATGTTAGTCAGTATTTGCTCATGCAACAGTATTTGAAGCAGGTAAAAAATGTTCTAGGTCAGATGGCTACATGGCAGTTGGTTAACAATAAGTATCTTCATATCTATCCTAAACCTGAAACCAATGACGAGTCTGTAATTCTTGAATTTAGAGCGTTCGATCCTACAACTCTACACCATGCCTATAAATCCTGGGTGCAAAAGTTTACATTAGCCTTATCCAAAGAGATTCTAGGAGGTATTAGAGGAAAGTATGTCACTCTTCCGGGTCCAGGTGGGGGCACTAAGCTTAATGGGTCTGAGTTAATTTCAGAGGCTAGGGAAGATAAAAAACTTCTTATAGAGGAGTTACTGATGGAAATTGAGCAGCCACCCCTATTTGATATATTCTAGTGAAAGTTATGAGCAGATTTAAGGTAACTACACCCCCGTCAAACTTTCCTGGTGAAAGGGATACTACGCTATCCCTCTATAAGAAGAAGAATGATAAAAACTTATTTAATCTTATAGATGCCGAGAATATTAAGCTATCTGGGTCACGTATAAAGCTGTATGAGTATATTCCCTCTAACGATATCGATGACGTATACCAGGAGAGTAGGCAAAAGACCATTGCTCCCGAACCAGTAGTTTTATGGGCACACTATGAGCCCCGTGCTATTGAGGAAAACCTAACTCAATTTGGGGTCGAGATGCAAATAGACCAAGTGTTTATCTTTAACAAGAGCTACACTGAGAATCTTTTAGGAAGACCTATTTCTATTGGAGATGTTCTTGAGCCAGACTTTCAAGAGATGAAATTTGAAGTGTTTGAGGTTCAAGAGGACTCTTTTGAAGCT